TCGCTTATAAATCTCGGATCTGCTATCCAACTCATGTTCATTTTCAGTCATAGCCTTTGCAGCATTAAAGCAAAGTGCAGCTTGATCTGTGTCGGCTGCTACATTAAAACATTGTGCTGCTGGTTCATTTTCACAGTGTAAACAATACAGTGCTATGGCTGCTGCCAGCTCGGTTTTTCCTTGTTTACGGCTGATAAATAAAGCACTTTGGCGGTATCGTCTTTTGTGATTATCCTTTCTACGCCATCCAAACAATTCTCGCAGATAATCAATCTGCCAGTCTAAAAGCTCGAAAGGTTTGCCACGCCATTGACCTGTACTGTGAGTAAGGCACTCAGCAAAGAATCCAATAACTTTGTCGGCTTCATCTTCATCAAAATAATAGTTAGCTAAAGAATCGGGACTTGTCATTTTTCTTTCCTTTTTCTGGTGTAACTATTCCGCCTTTACTGCTTGGTGTGAATCCAAACTCTTTGGCCATTAATCTGAGGGCGTTAAATACTCGCATGTCTGGCATATCTCCAGCTCTACGGCTTTCAATGTATGCACCTAATAAGTCGCAGTAGGTCGCCAATGGTTCTACAGTGGCAATATTCAGCAAATTATTAAGGGCCATCTGTGGGGCTAGTTTATTCCACTGGTGTAGGCCCTCACCTTGTAACCAATCTGGGGCAATGGTTTCTGCTGGTAAAAATTCAGGTTCGGCATCATTCAATGGACGTTTGCCTGGATTGCCTGCAAGCTCTTTCAATGCCGTTGGTTTTCTTGGATTCGCCATTTTTCAAAATCCCTCAACTGCGTCCAGATAAATGTGATTGGGTGGGCGGTGCTTCATCCAAAACCTTTTCGTGATTTTTTCGCAGCTCTGCCAATCGCTTGCTGACCTGTGCATATTTGTTGTCTTTCCACTCTGGCAAGTCATACCATGCAGTGTGCTTTTCCTTGTTCCAGTGGTGGTTCGGGTCTAGTGGTCGACCATGCACATCACACCCCCAATTGACCTGCTTGCCCATGTCCTGTGCTGTCTTTAAGCTGTGGCACTCATGGCATAGCAACATGAGATTATCCAGCGTGTTGTCATCACCATCATTATTGATATGGTCAACATCAGTTCCCGACACTGTTAGTCCACGCTTAACACATATCTGGCATAGGCCACTATCACGAGCAATAACGGACTGTCTGATCTTCTGCCATAGTCTGCTATTCAATGGGATAGCTCGCTGCTTTGGCTTATACAGTGTGTGGTTCTTCATTGTCCTGATCCGCCTTAATGCCTACTGGTAGATTCTCCAGTTCTCGGACTTCATCAATTGTCATCCAGCCATTAGATAAAGCTGACTGATAAAACGCTGCTCGATTGGTGTTATCCCCTCGCAGTAGTCCATCCAGATTGTGTTCGCAGTAGTAATCATTAGTTAAGCATGTGTTATTAATTGCCTGCTCCCACATCAGCAAATGCCGCTTTAATGTGAGCGTTACGAACTGTCTAGCCAATTCCACACTGTTGGAGTAATTGGCATTATCCAGAACGCCTACAATTGTGGGCTGAATACGAAATAACCTGCACACTTCCAATACGCTGAACTGTCTGGATTCAAGCCATTGGCTATCTATCAACGACATACTGACTGGCGTGAACTTTGCGCCACTTGGTAGCACTGGGGTAGTCCCTGCGTTCTTCACACCAGAATAGTTTTGCTTCCAGCTGTCGCTGATCTGTTTGGCTTGGTCTTTTGTGGTGGTCGGTAGCGTTTCAATTACGCCATTTAAAGAAGTGCCATTGTTAAAAGTGTTTGTTCCGTGCTGCTGTTCGGACAATGAAAGGGCAATTGTGTCCTGTGCTACTTGGATCGGGCTTCTGCCTAAATATGGGGTGCTGTCGCTTGGGTGGTAGCGTAAATGTAGAACTTCATCTGCAAGTAATCGCTTGCTGCTGCCATCATGCTGAATAACGTCATAAACCAAATGCCCACTGTTGTTTAAGAGAACTGTAACGCTATCGGGGTGCAGTGGAATTAATGCTGTAATCCCTGCCCGATCTCGCTTAATTTCTGCATAACCATTGCCACGCAATAAAACATGTCTTTGCAGCATTTCCCGAAATTCAAGGGCTGTCTGCCAGTGGTTCGGCTTGTCGTGGATCAATTTATACAAAGTATGGTTTTTTGCCTTTTCCCGACCTGTCGCTGTTCGCTTAAACACTTCAAACGGTAGGCTGGCAATGGTTTCACTTATTGCAGAAATACATGCGTAAACAGTGGAAATAGATTCTGCTGTTTTGGCGTTTACTACTGGAGTGTTCAGCACATTGGCGAAATAGGTGTCATACGCTGGAGTGTTATTTCTCTGTTCAATGCGTTTTTTTGTGCGTCTGCTCATGTTAGGCACTCCAGATATTTTTGTGCAGCTATTAATCGCTTGATGCTTTTACGCTTGGCCCGAATATCTACACTTGTCGCTTCATAAGCTGGGTCGCTGGTTAGAGTGATTTCAAATAGATCAACGTCTAAAAGTTCACGACTGGTATTTGTCCAATTTTCTGATCGAACAATAAAACCGAACGAACAACCTGCAAGGTCGCCACGCTTCACCAGCTCAGCTACATCATTCCCCAATGTGGTGTTGGGTAGGTCAAGTTCAAATCTTAGGCCCTTGTCATCTTCCCAAAGTCGCAAGGTGTTGGATCCAATACGCCCTAAAAGTTGGCTGGTGTCATGTTCATAAATTGCTTTAATTTTTGACGCATCCAAAGAAGTAAGGGAACGTGTGAACGCCCCCTTTCTGATTACTTCTTGAATATTCCCTATCATGGTTGGGCTGTCGAATACGGCTGCATAACCTGATAAGGTGCGCCCTTTAGATTCAATACTAAAAGAACGCTTTTCCATATCATGCACCTGTTGCCACTAGGAATGCTTTAGGGTGTCGGACTGCTACATCACACGTTGCCATCGCCCTTACCTGAACCCCACCACGACTGTAAGCTGGTTCAGCATAAGGATTCACTAGAATGTCGATTTCTGACCATACACCAAGTAATACTTGGCTAAAGTCACCTAGTATTAATTTATTGGCTGGCATGTTCGCCGATACATTGAAAGGTAGTTCACCAACTTGACCGCCTGAATATAGGTATTGACCTGTACCAGTTGATTTTTCAATCCCTGCCAAAGTGGTTTTGGTGGCACTGGTACCTAACCATTTCAGGTTTGTGATGTTTTGATCTTCAATGAGTTGAATAAGGGCTAAAACTTCTTGCCAAGTGTCTGGAATCGCACCTGTCAAAACGCCCAGTGTGTTTAAAATCCCTAAAGGGTCTTTAACGCCTGTGCCTGCAATAATTGCTTTATCAATATTTTGGGCCACTAAATAACTCAAATCCTCACGAACAAGACTTTCAATATCTGGACTTGATTGCTGGATCAACTGGCGTGACATTTCAGTCTTACCGCCTGTATGTTTTGGTTTTAAAGTGATTGCATCAAATCCCATTTCGCTTTCTGGTACTGCTTCACCTTCACCCACCCAGCCAAGTGATAACCCAGAACCAAATTTAGGGATAACCACATCACCAGACAATCCAGTTAATGTTCGTACACCCATCTGGCGAACAATGTTAGAAGCTCGCAATGCTCCAATGTAATCCTGTGGGCGTTGGATCGTTGGTACAAGTTCGCTGGCTGTAGTTGTGGTGTTCGCTCGTGTTTCTAGTGCATCAAATGGAATAAATGCGCCTTGTGCTTTGCGTCCAGAACGCTTTTCCGCTTCTTGGTTATATTCAAGCTCCGCACCTGATAAACCTTGATTGTTCATCTGTGAACGGATGATGTTTGACACGGACACCGAACGTTTTAATTTTTCAAAGTCTTTATTGTGGCTGTCACCAACGTGGTCGGCTGGTGCTGAACGCTCCAGACTTCGCAAGTATTCAACACGGTCAATTTGTTTCTGAACGCTGCGTTCTTCATTCTTCAAAGTTTCAAACTGTGTGGATTCTTCTTCTGTTAAATCACGCTGGGCCTTTGCTGCTGCATCTGCTAGGGCTTTCATCTTATTGACCGTGCTAGATCGTTTTTCAAGTAATTCGGTTAATGTCATTTCTCTGTTCCCATTAGTAAGATTAAAAATCTATATATCAATTTTTCTTATTTAGTATATCAGTTTTTATAATTTAGTATATAATGTAATCACTTCTAGTTCATTAGCTCTGTCCCTTGAAGTGTTGTTGGGTGTTTTTGATTGGTTTGCTTGGCGATTCAAGTAAATTTAAAACTGATCTGAGAGAGTCAGACGAGTTTTAAAGGCGGTTAGCTTCGGTTAATCGCCTTTTTTCATGCCTGATTGAAAAATACGCCTTATGGTTTGCTCTGATTGGCGTTTTTAAGTATCTGCCTTACCGTTTCCATGTCTTAGGTCTAAAGTGGCTGTAATCGCTTCCTATGCGATTTTAAGCTGCTCACCTTATTGGTGGCTCAGATTTAGAATCTTATCCTTTGTGAGTATCTTTGAGCTACTCACTAACTATCTTTAAGATAGTCACTTGACCATCTAAGTGGTGGATCAAGTTCTCCAGTGGGGATGCCCCAAATCTGGATCATCTTTGCGGTTGCTCACTTTTGAGTATCGCTTTAGAGGGTGGTCATTTTGACCATACCCACACTGGTGACTGTACGAAAGTTTCGTAGTTAAAAGAATCTTTAATTCACAATGAAAGTTTTTAAGCGAGTGTCTACGAGCTGACGCAATGAAAGATTGACTATTTCCCCCTCTGATTACGCTTTTGCTTTTTGCGGTATATAAATTCTAGTAGGTTGCTACTATCGCAAAGATAAATAAAAATCACGATTTCTTAGGTCGTGATTTATAGTTATAAACACTCTATCTTTCTTTGATTAATTTTGAAAAACTTGGATTATCTTAGATATATTTTGAATAACTTGGATATACCTTGATATAAAGCCTGTTTTCAATAAAAATCATATACTTAACTAATTTTCTCTAATTTTATTAATTAAGAAATTGACCTCGTTCTCGTACTTATTTTGCAGTGCGTATTTAACTTTGGATGCACCTTTGTTGGTTCTATATCTCATTTTTACAAAGCAATGAATATGCAACTTCTTATATGAAGCTGGGGCAATAAAGAAAAATCCATACATGCCATCTCTTATGTTTGAAAATTCTAGCTCACCTCCTCCATTAAGTTTTCCTTTTTCATCAGCTATATTTTGGAGAACGTCAAGAAGTGCAGTTTGTTTGGTTCTTGTGATTTCAAATATTGGATCAAAAGTGGATAAGTTTGATTCATCACCACGACTCACAAGGTAACTAGATTCTATTAATCCAAGTTTTTTAAGCGTGTTTAAAAAGGCCCACACTCCTGTTTCCTCCTGTTCTTCCCCCTGTTCAGCATTAAAATATGATCTTGTGATAAGGGATTTATTAAAATCATAAAAATCACTTTTCACATAAGCTGACTCGCTTGGGACTTCTCCAGCTACCCATAGGTTTAATAACCCACTTTCGTTATAAGTCACCATAGTTTGTGAATCATTGTTGTCATTAATTAAGGATGAAACAATATTCGGATTTATAACGTCTAGCTCCTTGTCCTGAAAAGCGTATAAACGAATAAAGAGATATAGCAGTTCCAAATTTTGTTCGTCTACCAATCTTTCCAGCGGTGATTTTTCACCTTCAACACCAGTCACCACACCACAAGGTATATAAATATTATCTCCAGCTTTGTCTGTCTTTGGATTTTTATCAAAAGTAATTTTATAGACTGGGAATGTATTTTTCTTTGCAGCTTTTTTCGTATCAATAAAACCATACTGCTCTAAGTGCATTATTGACCTTGTTGCTGGTCGTGGTGAAATCCCAGCATGTTGATATATTGCTCCAGCACTCCACGAAGTTGTTTTATGGTCTGCACCTGTACCACATGCCAAAACAAGATATGAAGCCATATCATTTATGCTTGGTCTGATACGGTATAGTTTTTCCCATTTCTCCTTGCTGACAATGAAAAACTTATCTCGCATAGACCTTGCAATCTCTGCCTTTGATGCCTTCTTTGATGTTTTAAATTGCTCTGTTTCTACTGCTTGGTTCATTAGCTCTGTCCCAAATTAAATTAATTATTAAATCCCAATCGTTTTAAATCATCTGCCCACTTCACAAGGTTTTTCGGATCAATAAGCAAATCAGTCAATCTTCTTTCTAAATCCTCTCGGCTCTCCCCAACTTTACCAACACGGCCACCGAACTGATCGTCATGGGCCAACTTCTTAGCAAATAATAAAACCTGCTTGTCCGTCATGCTGGTGAACATATCAATCGTGTTTTGATCTTTTGGAGATTTCTTTTCTTTGGGTGGCTGATTCTTTAATTTAAATTTGAACTCGAAGCCTGTAATTGTACGACCAGACTTGTGCTGTTCATAACTCACGGTTATATCTGTGAACTCGTTAATCTGTTTGATGGCTGGATCCAAAACACGAGCTTTAAAATCACTCATTCTTTTGTATTCAGAATCTTCAATACCTAGCTTAAAACGCAAGTCGCTCATCTCCAGAACTGGTGTTTTCCCAATGTTTTTCCATGCAATGAGAATTTCATACAATCGAATTGCATACTTACTTGTTAATTGCTGAACTTGCTTTAATTGATAGCTGGTGAAGTGCTGTTCCAGTCGAGTAATCAGAGGAACAACATCAGGGGCAAAAGTTATCTGTAACATCCCTTTAGCATCAATATAAGCAATTCTGCTAACCCAGCGTGATTTAACGACAATTTCCTTGTTGTCATCTGTCTGTTCTTTAAAGGAAAATTGACGATTAAATAAATTATTTACGGCATTCTTTAGGGCTTCATAAGCTGTTTCATTTGTCACATTAAACCGTTCTGAATAGTCCGATGCCTTAATATTTAGCTTGCTGTCAGAAGTAATCCCTTGCCCTGTTGATCTTGCTTGAACAATAGCCAATAAGATTAATCTTTGTTCAGCAACTTCAAGGTTATAAGAAGCATTTATTAATGAATTATCTTTTACAACTAGATCAGTGGTCATTTTGTGTATTACTCACACACGTATAATATAAATACACATTAATACCACGTCTTTATAAAGTCAATAAATACCAGTGTCGTTAAAAACAAGGAAATTGTCGTCATATAACAAGGAAATTGTCGTCATATAACAAGGAAATTGTCGTCATATAACAAGGAAATTGTCGTCATATTAGCTCTGTATGCCTTGCCCTGTGCAGGTTTCAGCCTGTCTAAAAGCATTAAAAGCTATTAAAAGTTAATAAAAGCCTTTTTTCTTTTTTTAAGTTTAATTTTTAGTTTGTTTTTCACGATAGAAAATTGCTTTATGAAGTCTAAATGATGGGTGACTAATTGTATGCTTATGAACATCACCCACTTGGCTAAACTCTAATTTAGTCATCAATGAGAGTTCTAATCATGCGACCAAATAACCCATGTTTTTTAGGTGCAGCTCTTTCATCTGATTTCTGTGTATTCTGATCTGTTCGACCTATGTCATTACGCTGTATTGCTTGTGCTGTATCGCTTGCATCAGATTCATTGTCTAAACTTGTTCTTTTTGCTTCGGGCTGTTCTGGTGGGGTAGGGGGGCTAACTGGCATCTGATAAGTAATCAACGCTTTGTAATCATCAAAATCCTTTCTGATACTGGCGATTTCATTAAATAACTTCTGCTCTCTATCTTGTGCCTGCTTCAGTTGTTCTTTCAGCATTTCCACTATTGTTTCATTCTGTTCTGAAACACCTGTTTTTTTTGCTTCGGTGGTTGTTCTTGTTTTTTTACGACCACTAAAAACTCGAATCATATCCGTTGGGTCGATCCGCTTAACTCCATCAGCATCAATCTGGGCGGTGATGGTTCCTTTCTCCAATGCTCTATATATTCTGGATCGAGTGATATTGAATTGTTTGGATGCTTCAACGATGGTTAAAAGTGACATGGTTATTCTTAAAATTAGCTCTGTTGCTTCGCAGAATAACCGATAAAATCAACTTAAAAAATAGGGTTGTTTTTTAATCACTTAACATAATCTCTATTATACGAAGTAAAAAAAGGGGGTTATTCCCAGCCTATTTCTGGCTCTCTCAACTCAAAAGTTAAGTGTTGCCTGTTGGTCTTGTTATCACGTATCACACCATCAATTCCGAACAACTCAGGTTCAGCACTCAGGCCATAAATCCGAACTCGCATAGTTGAATTAATACCATCAACAAAATGAGTAACCAGTCTGGCTGTAGTTTTGACCTGTGCTGCTTGTGCCGAAATAGTTTCCTGACTGCTTAACGGTCTAAAATCTCCGTACAATCTGGTGAACTCCTGCCACTCTGCTGGCAATGGAAAGCCGTCCTCGTCTCTCCCACCTTCGCTATATTTCTCGATAATACATAGTTTATCCATAGATCCGATATTCATTAATGCACCTGCTTTGTAATGTATGGGCCTAAAAGCAAATCAAATGCACGGTTATTATTTAGGGCCTGATCTGCCTGCATGGTTCTGTTTTGGTAAAGGTCTGCACCCAGTAGGAGAATAGCCGACTTAATCGGTGCTGGTGCTTCTGTGGTTTTGATCCAGTCATTACCTAGAAAATTCTTGATATGCTGCTCTGCACTGTCCAGATAAATCTGGATGGTTGCATCATCAAACTCATGCAAAATTCTAAGGTGCTGCTTCATTTCTTCCAAAGTAACTAAGTTCATTAAAAAATTACCTCACAATCATTTACGTCTAAATCTACATTCGCCATTGCTCGGCCTAACGCCATGCAAAGGGCTACAATGCCGTCTATTTTTTCGCTAGATTTTTTCTTACTTGGCTTGACGTTACCTGCTGCATCTTGCTCGACAACGGTATTGGCACACATCCAATTTAAAACTGGGTTATTCGGGTGCTGTAGGTCGCCATTAATCAGCATGGTTTCCAATTGCTTCGCTGGTGCAGACATGCTGCCGTAACCTTGACCAAATCCGACTACGTTAAACCCATCAGATTCTAAATCTGTCATCAACTGGCTGGCGTTCCATCTATCTATGGCAATCTCAGCAATATTGTATTTTTCGGCTAGCTCATGGATTTTTAAACGGATCGCCTGCTGATCAACCGCTTTGCTGTCCGTGGCAACCATAAAGCCCTGTTCACACCATTGCGGATATGGAACTTTGTCTTTTCTTGATCGTTCCCAAATTTGCACCTGTGGCACAAAAAAGAAAGGTATTGTGTAGGTCTTACCTGCAATGTTTGGAAAGGCTAGAACAAGGGCTGTAATGTCCTGAACGCTCGACAAATCAAGTCCGACATAACAAGTTGCTCCAGTTAAATCTGGATAGTTTTCATTGCTACACTGATCCCAGACTGTTGAACTCAACCAACGAGAATCTGATTCTGTCCACTGGTTCAGGTACAGTCTACGAAATACGTTTTCATAAGCTGGTACTTGCTGCGCTTTCAAGCATTCTTGTTCGTAAAAACTCAGGTCTACAGTGTGGCCCATACTCGGACATGCTGCCTGCCATGTTGCTGGATCTTTCCAGTCTGCATCTGCTGGGGCTTCATAAATGCATGGTAAAAATGTTGGGTCATCTATGATTCCATCACGTACCTTTTGTGCATAATCCCAGATTTCATAGCAAATCGAATTTTTGTTAAATCCTGCTGTGCTGGTGTAGAGAATCAAACTATTGTTTCGGGCCAGTGTGCCTGTGGTAAATACGTCTACAAGCTCCCGATCTTCAATGGCATGAAGTTCGTCAATGCCACAATAATGAACAGACAATCCGTGCTTTGTTGCTGCATTGCTCGATAACACACGATAAACGCTGCCACTGTTGGGAACTAAAATTGATCGCTTATAAATCTCGGATCTGCTATCCAACTCATGTTCATTTTCAGTCATAGCCTTTGCAGCATTAAAGCAAAGTGCAGCTTGATCTGTGTCGGCTGCTACATTAAAACATTGTGCTGCTGGTTCATTTTCACAGTGTAA